TGTATGACTGAAGTTCCATTGATTCAATTAGCTTTCTGCAACTGGCATGGATTTGTAAACGGCTTTCCCCTTTGCCGTTACATAGTAAAGCCTGTACGGCAGAAATCCTGTCTCTGACTGGTGGGTTGCTGCGTGGGCTTTGATTGCTAAACCCATATCCTTCAAGAATCTGAATGTCCGTCTGACTTGCATTAGTACTTCTGTTGCCTCCACTTGCATCTGGGTAAACATATATCTTGTTCATAGGATATCTGGATTGAATAGTTTGAGCAATAGAATCTGTATCGTGACTCCCACTAATTTCGTCAAATATTAACAATTTTTGATTTTGTACAATGCCAATCACTGCGTTCATGTTACCTATGTTGAAGTCCATACCCACTCTTAGTGGTTCTAGTCCTATATCAGGTCTATCTTTTGTTAAATTAGCTTCCCTAGAAAAGCGATCATAGACAAGCCCTGTCTGTAAATTCACAAATTCCCCATTGAGATAAGCAGCTAACATTGATGGATCGTAATTCTGTTGCATACGCTCTATAAAATCAGATGGTAAAAACTTGTTGTCATAAGTGGACATTTTGATTAACTCTCTATCTTTTCTTTCCTTTGCTTCATCTGTACCAAAGGTGTTATATAACCACCTAAATCCCTCTGGTGTACTAGCTGCACAAAACTGGCGAACATTACCAGCCCTTAACCTTCCAAGTATTTTTGGAAATGCTTTATCACAAATAGCTGGTGAAACAGTATCTATCTCATCAACAAGTACATGACTTAGATTAAGTCCTATGATTCTGGTGTAGTTCTCAAATGATCTACAAAGCAGCTTTGAGTCTCCCTCTTGGAAGTGCAAAGTATAGTCTGGAAGCGGTGAAGCTCTGAATGTGTAAGGTATTTCATAGTGTTCAAGGAACTGTTCAAAATCTGTCTGCCATATGTCTCTAATTAAAACATTAGTTGGTTCAAGGATTGCACCAATAAACCCTATGTTCTGGGCTGCAAGTTTAACGGCCACACTGCATAAAGCTCTTGTCTTACCAGCACCATATCCAGCAGAAAGGCCAACAATCTCAGTTTGATTATCAAAGAACTGTTGTTGTGCCTCATGCAAATCACCCCTAATCTTATCTAGTAGGTCTCCAGTATCAATGTCAGTGTAGTGACTACCTATGTGATCTAATACAGAACCTTCTCTATTTAGTATGCTCAAGACATCACCTGACCGACCTTTGCCATTGAGTTTATACAGCCTAAAGCAACTGTTAACTGCCCTGATTTCCTAGCCTCTTTTGCCAGTGATGCATACTGAGCTAAAACTTCCGCAGTAAATTGTCTGCGGTCAATATCAAAGTCTTGCTTGAGAATCTCCCTTGCATCTGATATATAGCTATCAACAGTCCTTTGTGTAACACCCCACTCAGTTGTAGCAAATTGCAGTATATCTGATCTGACAGTACCAACAGACATAAGTCTTGCGACTTTGTTGACTCTAAACTCATGTTCATTCTTGCTAGTTCTGCCGTTAGCCACTATGAAATTATGGTTTTTATTATTCTAAATGTAGCGTCAATCGCTGGTTTTTGTCGATTATAACGATAATATCCCTTGAACACTTGGAATAAAAGACGCATCATATCTTTGATTATCACCTTTTGGATAAGATTTTATTTGATAAGTTAAATTTTTTTTCATGTCTTTTTTTTGTTTGCGAGTCCCTAAAAAATAAAAATATCTATGTTTTCTCGGCCTTTCTTTTCTATAAAGCAAGTCTCCATACTTTTCTTTTAAAAGCTGGTGTTTGTTTATGTTTTTATCTTTATCATATCGACCTACTGAGTCCTCGATAGAGCTATGGTGCATATGCTCAAGTCCCTTAACAGCATAATCTGTAAACTTAGAACTCAATCCTGTATAAATCCAATTTGTCGCTTGATAGATATAACCATGATGACCTCTTGAAGTATCTGCATAAGAAACAACAACTAATGGTTTAGGTAATTTATTTAAACAACTAGAAACAAAATAACTAAGAACATTTTTTTGTAATCCCTCATTTATAACTAATCTATTTAGTTCTAGGAAATTATCTTGATATAAGCCATTTATTGCACCAGAAATCAGAGTATGACTCATAGGACGACCAAAGGTACAAACACCTTGCAACAAATGAAAATTATCATAAATACCAAAAGCGCAATCAATGGTTGGAAGCCTTCTAGCATAGTGTTTTTTTAAAAACCAATCAGTAGTCTCTGACTTTTTTATTGAGACAACTTTAAATAAGTTTTTTGGTGTTTTCATTATTTTTTCCTTGATTTTCCCAAGTTGTTTTAAGAAATATTAATTCATCAATCCTTTTTCTAAGAGCATTGATGCGATCATTGTTGAAGCTATTAAAGTCTTTATTTTTCATTTCTTAGCTTTTTTCTATATGCTTTTGCAAGTATAGATCCAGAAAACTTTTTTTCATCACCCCAACAACAGCAATTAGTCTGAGGTTGAAATATGTCATCAAAAGCTTGAATCAAATCTTCAATAAGGCTTTGACTTCCATAAATACCATTAGGATTTCTTTGTTTATGATTTAACTGGAAAATAACATCAAGCATTTCAGCAGTTGAATTTATTTTTTCTAAATCAATCTCATAAACACAATTACCATGCTTTGCAAGCAGTTGTAAAACTAAATTAGTAGATCTGAATACCCAGTTACCCCATTCTTTTCTGACAGGCCATTTGTAGTCTCTTAGTTCTTGATAAGTGCAGCCATTTGTATATTTCTGGTCAAACTTGTTTTCTTCTTCAAGTTTTGCATCAAGAGCAGATTTGTAAGTTCTCATAATGATTTGATAGTAAAGTTTGCAAGTTGATCTTTTACCTTTTGGACTTCTGGTGGTAATTTTGGTTTTTTATTTTTTATGTTATTTGCTATTATTTGATTCATCAACTTAGTTGTTTTGATCCAGTTTTCTTTTCTAATGTTATGAATTTCTCGAACAATATCAATATCAAGATTTACACCAACGTTGTTTCTTATAGTGTTGTCTAGTTCCCTATAACCTTTGCAGATGAATTGATTGTCCTCATCATATTTTGCGTTAGCTGCGGAGCAATAGCAAACAAGAGCTAAATCATGTCCACCACAACGTTTTCCTGAGTCATTTATATCATAATCAGGCAAGTGTTGGTTTATTAGTCCATCAGAATTATGGATTATTCCAGAGTCGTTACAAGCATGACATTCATAGTACGGTGCTTTGAATGTAACTTCCCGATCAATGGGTGATCGTTTATAGGTCTTCATGGGGTGTTAAAAAGGGGTGTTTTTAGGTTTTTTAAATGTAACTGGTTTATTTGAAGCTGTCAATAAATATTGTTCAAATTGACCATTTTTTATCCACCTATGAGCATCTGGGAACAGTGGCGTAAACTTATCCTGTTTTAATTGCTTTGTTCTGGCTCTTAAATCGGCTTCAAGGCAGTCTTTTAGTTTTTCCCTTGTCTTGGCATCTAAGTTCATAAATTCTTTGTATGCTGGTTTTTTTGACAGAGATATAGTTCTCATGTTTTTTGGTATTGCAAGATAGGTTTTCCAGAAAGGTTCAAAGCTTTTATTTTTATAGATATTTGTTTTAGATAATTTGTTATAGATAGTGTGACTCTGAGTCACCCCACCCCTGACTCTCTGTCGTAACCCCTCTGACTCTCTGTCACCCCCCTGTGACTTTATGACACCCCCTCCAGTAATTGATGGGCTTATCACAGGTGTTGGCTTGCAATGTTGCCAGATATTGACTCTGTAGCAGTTTGACATCTGATTATTACCATCAATCCTGATCTGCTTTTGCAATAGGCCAAGTTCCACTAATTGTTGGACAGTTCTCATTACAGTGCGAGAAGACATCATTGCGTCTTTAGCAATCATTTCATAGCTAGGAAAAATGTTTGGGTAATAACTCTGCAACACCCAAAGCACTGCGAACTGATTAGGTGTTAGTTTGCCCCTCAAAGCTAACGGCAAAGCTGTGAATGGGGTATTCTCTGGAATAAAACTCATTTTCTATGGAATATATTATTTCTGTAAAAGGCATGGAGTCTGCTCCACAGGGAAGCAAAAAACACGTTGGAAATGGAATAATGGTTGAGACAAGCAAACGTCTAAAGTCATGGCGTATTGAGGTGAATCGTAGGGCAAAGTTGATTGTGGACGATATAATCGAAGAACCAGTTGAGGTTACTGTTGTTTTTTACTTTAAACGTCCGTTAAGACACTATCTCCCAAATAAAATGCTGCGTCAATCAGCACCGACCTATATAACCAACAAAAATAAAGGTGATATAGACAAACATTGTAGAGCCTTACTAGATTCTCTCACTAAATCCGCATTTGCTGACGATAGCCAAGTTGTAAGTTTACACGCTGTCAAAAAGTATTGTGAAACAGAATCTGAAACTGGTGCAACCATAAAAATAAGAACAATCAATGAAAAGGATTTCATGGGTAGCTTGTCCTAAATGCAAGGATTATACAGATCAAAAAGTAAGAAGATCAGACCGCAATTCAAAACACGTTATTGTAAGACGAAGAGAATGTTTCAAATGCAACCATATCTGGCACACGATTCAATATCCAGAAATGATTGTTGAGGATTTAAAAGCAAAATATGTTTTATGTGAGTAGTCGGGTGATGGATAAGCACTTCGCTTGCTCCCCTGCCTTTCCTTTGTGTTGCTAAAGGTTTTGTATGGCTTTCAGACTTGCTTTGCATAAGTCATCAGGCTACCCGACTCATAATTCATTTAATGCGTGTTCAAGGGAATAAACAACTCTGGAAATAATGCCAGCGTCAAGATGTTCTCTTGCAACTCCAGTTCCTTTTGTTGATGGGTTCTTTTTCAAAAACTGTCTCAGTCTGTGGGCATCTTCAGCTTTTATGTTGAGAAAGATGTTCATGTATCGTTTTGGGTAGCGAAGCATGGGCAATCTCTTACATTTAGATATTAACTCTTAATTCAGAGGATCATCAAATTCTGGAATATTTGCAGTATAAATAATATCGTCACAATTTTTTATCTCTAAGTTTATCAAAGCAATCTTTTCTATTGCTGTAATTACTTCTTGCTTGGTTCTTGGTTTACAAAGATAATCTATAAATCTCTCTTCCTCTTGCTCTAAAAAAGCTTTTTTGAATTGATGTTCAAGAGTCATGCTTTAATTGTACAAAAAAATAAAAACCCCACCAGCTAAAGTGAGGTTCCTAAAAACTGACTATGCAGCCTCAGTGATAAGATCTGTTGTCCTTCTTGTCCAATCAATCTCTCCCCATTTTCTGTCATCACCCATAGGGCCATAAGGAATAACGTGCTTTGGCATATATTGAAGGATACCTAACCACTCTCTCAAAACATCTTGTTTGGTTTGGTTTTTCCAATTTTTGTTGTATTCAAGAACACCTTGCTCTTGTAAAATCTTGCCTACTCTTTGGTAAGTTTTTGGATAACGTGCTTGAATTTGTCTTAGTTCAAAACGAAATTCATGATTGTGCCAGTAAATTTTTGTCATTTTTTTAGCGAAGTTTAAATAATAAGCCGATCTCTCGACCTCATACTTAAATAATACATGAATAATATATATATGTCCACCCTTGCACTATAAGTTTATTCAAATGTTTTGAATCTGTAATAATATCTTATAGGTCTTGACAGTGCAACATGGTGCATTTAATATTTGAATATGGCTGAGATAGCCGTTCTTTCGCAAGGTATTTTAAATGAAAAACTTTTTCCTTTTACTCGCTGGCATGGGGTTGTTTTATACAACCCTTACTGGAACTTTATACGACATGACAGTTGCAGATTGTAATGCTGGCATTGAACTTGCTTGCAAGGAGCTACAACAATGACTTTTGAAATTACACGCTTAAAGCAAAGGCTTGCTGATCTTGAAAAAGGTTACAAAGAACTTTCTTTCTGGCATGACCAATGGAAGAAACTTCACTTACATGAAAATGAAGCTCATTTAAAAAACGGCATACTTCAAAAAGAAGTTCACGAAACTATGAAGATGATGACTCAATCAATCTTAGAACTTGCTTCAAGAGTAGAAAAATTAGAACAAAAAAATACTGGTAAAGACCACCCCTGATCTCTACCAGTACTCCACCCATTTGTCCTAACACCTAAGGACACCAATATACTAACAGAATGGAATCTTTAAACAACACCACAGCACACATAACGTCAGTTGATATTGACGAGCAAGTATATAGATCAGATCCAGCTATTGCTGCTTCTGACTTGAAATATGCCATAGATCATGGCTTACAAGCTTTTCATACTTACAAGTATGGCAAGAACAATCCTCCCAGAATTGCAACTCCAGCAATGAAACTAGGGTCAATGATTCATAAATGGATTCTTGAACCTGACGCATTTCCAAGTAGTTATGCACTGCTTGAAGAAAAACGTACAAAAAAAGGTAAAGAGATTGCTCTTGCCTGTGAAGAAAAAGGTTTACTTACTTACACTTCTCAGGAAAAGGAACTGCTGGACAACATTGAACACGCACTTGTTGAAAATGACTTTGCATGGAGAAACCTTCTTAGCAATGTTAAAAACAAACAAGGTTTAGCAGAGCAATGTTTTTGGTGGAAACATAGGGAAACAGGTTTGCAATGCAAATGCCGTTGTGATTTTGTGATTGATGATATGGTTATTGATCTTAAGACCACAGGTGAAGCTGGTGCATCACCAGAGGCGTTTACTAAAACTATTGTTAATTT